GCCATAAGTTATTCCTTCGGGAAACGGTCTTTTACTGCTTGAATCTGGGCTTTCCATGCGTCTATGCCTTCATGGAAGATGGTGTCAAACTGGTCGGCATATGAGGGGTAAGCTTTAGCTCTTGCATACTTGTATGCGTCAGGGTCTTGCCAAGCATCGACCAAAGCCATGTCAATTTCGACCTTGTTGCCGTCTTTGTCAAAAGCACCAGCGGTATCATCAACGATAACGACTTGTGGATATATTGCTCTAATAGCTTTATGATTCATGCCGCTATCTCCATGACTGTGATTGATGAAGCCACTCTAGGATCTTCCCATCGATTATCGTCAGAACCATTTCTATTGACATAAACAGTATAACCACTGCTTTGACCAGCTATTTGATACTTGTATGTTGTAGAAGATGTTGTTGCTGGACTATCCAAATAAACACCTGAATATCTAAAAATAGAATATATAGCGTCAGCAATATACGGAAAAGACATAATACTTCGTGCTCTAGATCCTGAGGCATCTCCAATATAAATTGAAGTGCTTCCACGAACAAGGCGCACATTAGCCGCACCAGTTGTTGTTGCTGAGTGTCCAACTGCAACATCAATAAAAACTAAAATTTTACTTGTGGCTGATGTTGGAGTTATAGAAACGCTTAGTCCGGTAATATCAGTAAAAACACCTTGTGCTAACGATGCAGAAAAAGTATCTGACTTAACTGTTTGTACCACTTGCAACACAGAACCAGTAGGTAATGCAGCTTTAGGAATAGACTGACCGCTAGAGCCTGTGGTGATGATTGTTCCTGAGCTACCCGCACTCGCTCCATTTATTGTACTTACTGGCATTATGCGACTCCTTCTAATTCAGCGATGCGGACTGCTTGTGCGTCTACTTTAGCGTTTAGTTCTTGGATTGCGGCAGTTAGCGTAGCGACTAAGAATGATGTATCAACACCTTGATAGACTGGTCTTGTTTGCTCGTTACCATTTTCATCAATATAAGTTTCAACAGCATCTTTTTCACCAGTAACGCAATTAGGTACGACTGCTTGTAATTCGTGAGCAATAAAACCTTCACCATTTCCAATGCCAAAACCATTTTTCCATGTATAAGTAATTGGTTTTAATTGAGCAACAGTAGCTAAAGCACCCATCATAGGTGTTACATTTTCTTTTAAACGATAGTCAGAAGATGTTGTATATGCAACTGTATGTCCTGTTGGAGAATAAAATTCTAGTGAAGTGCTTGCATCTTTGTATCGAACAGCGGCAGCAACAGCACCACCAGAGCGACCCCAAAGCATGATATTTGCATTGTTTGAAGCTGTGTAATTTGAAGTGAAATATCCAGCGTAAGCAGATGTGCTTGCTTGGATTCCAGTTATTAATCCATTTGTAGTTGTTGTGCCAACCAACAAATTACCACTAGAGTCAATACGCATCCGTTCTGCACTAGCTGTTGAATCAGTAAATCGCAATGCTCCTGAACCAGTATATGTCCATTGAATATCAGGTTCATTTGTAAAAGCACCAACTACGACGCTAGAAGCATTTGCTCCAGTTCGTGATACTTTCATTGTAAAGTTACTACCAGCATTTCCAACAGCCAAATTGCCGTTATTAATTTCTAATTTTTCACTTGGACTACTAGTACCAATACCTACATTCTGTGAAGTATCAATCGTTACCGCAGTAGTAGGTGAAGAACCAGTTTGTAATGTTAAGCTGGAATTCCCACTTGCTATATTAGTTATAGTTCCTAATTGAGCAGTGCCAACAGTGTTCTGGCTTGGAGTAATGACTTGCGTGGTGGTGCTTAGATAACGTACATAGACGTTATTAGTTCCGCTTGATGGTGCGGAGGTCATGGTCAGCGTTGTGCCACTCAGGGTATACGCATCGTTGGGCTGCTGGACTACGTTGTTGACTGTGACTTGAATGTCATTAATCGAGCCTACGGTGCGGGATAAGGTAAACGCAGTCTGTGAGCCTGTGCCATTAAAGTAGTCTGTGCCAGAAACAAAGTTCTGGGTGGTTGGTGTATTACCAAGATATGCCATGGTCTACCTCTTAGGTTATTTCTAACAATGAGCAAACTACATCGGCACTGCTTGCAGCTGAAGTCAATACTTTAAGTGCATCGGCAGCTTCTAATACAACCTTTTGGTCTCCACCTACAATAACTAAAGAGCCACCAACAGGTACTGTTGCACCTTCAATTAAATAGTAGTCAACCGCAGAAGAAGTGATGTACGCATCACAAGTGATTGGGGATGCTGTAGTATTAGCTACTGACAGTCCAATCAATGTAGTTTGTGTTAACGCAGGAGCAGTGTATATAGTGGCAGCAGCTGTGCCTACGTTTTTGCTAAATGAATTCTTGAATGTATTTGCCATTTGTTTTCCTTAATAAATCAACCGAGAGCAATTGCTAAAGCTACTGCTGTACCTGCAGGGTCACCAGAAGTAATAGTTGTAAATGATAAAGTCCCTGATCCATTTGTTTGTACTACCTGTCCATTTGTACCATCAGTAGTAGGTAATGTGAATGTGCCTACGAAAGATGTTAGGTTACTATCATATGCCTGTATGTCGGTACCAATTGTTAAACCTAAAGATGTCTTTAGTGTGGCTCCCGATTCAGCTACAAAGTTAGTACCGTTACCAATAATGACTGCGTTATCTGTTGGTGTTAAACCAGCAATGTCAGCTAACTGTGCGTCATAGCCCTGCACATCTGTACCAATTGCAAGACCTAGTGAGGTCCTTAGTGTGTTACCTGTCTCTAATACAAAGTTAGTACCGTTACCAACAATGACCCCGTTATCTGTTGGTGTTAGTCCAGCTACATCAGCTAACTGTGCATCGTAACCCTGTACATCGGTACCGATTGCTAGACCTAATGAGGTCCTTAATGTAGCACCAGATTCTAATACGAAGTTAGTACCGTCACCAATTATAACACCATTGTCGGTAGGAGTCAATCCTGCTACATCAGCTAACTGTGCATCGTAAGCTTGTACGTTTGTACCGATAGCAAGTCCTAGATTGCTTCTTGCAGTACCCGCATCAGTAGCACCTGTACCGCCATTAGCAATAGCCAATGTGCCAGTAATATCGGCAGTGTTAATCTCAATTGCATCCCATGAGCTATTAGTACCATCCGTCTTGAGGTACTTGCCTGAGTTAGATGTCTGTGTTGGTAGTAAATTATTTAATGCAGTATTCGCTGTAGAAGCACCAGTACCTCCATCAGCAATAGCTAAGTCAGTAATGCCAGTAATAGAACCACCAGTGACGGTTACGTTACTTGCATCCTGTGTAGCAATAGAACCTAAACCTAAAGAAGTTCTAGCAGTAGCACCAGACTCAGTAACAAAGTTAGTTCCGTTGCCTACAATAAAATTATTGTCTGTTGGGGTTAAACCTGCAACATCCGTTAGCTGTGCATCAAAAGCCTGTACATCGGTACCGATTACTACGCCCAATGTAGTACGAGCAGCAGAGGCATTAGCATCATCTACAAGAGTTCTACCGAATGCAGAGAAGTCAGCTACTGCTGCTGTTCCTGAACCAGTAAAGTATGGTACCTTATCAGCTGCTGAAGTTAAACCAGCCAATGCAGTGAGTTCTGCATCCAGAGGTTGCTTAGCATCTAACTGGGTTTGAATAGCAGAAGTAACACCATCAACAAAATTTAATTCAGTACCCGTTGGAGTAATGACAGTGCCATTTATTTCTAGGGTATCAATGTATGCAGTACCGTCAATGTATGCATCTTTAAATTGAAAAGAAGAGGAACCCAGATCAATAGCGTCATCTGTACTTGGAATAATAGCACCAGAAGAAACTACTAAATTTTGTGCAGGACCTATCTTTGTGATCGGAGAACCATTAGCTGCCGCACCATCGTGATTGTGTCCGGTGCTTGCATTAAATGCTGCTACTATTGCATCAAATTCACCGTCTAAATCCGAAGCATTAATAATATTACCGTCAGCAATATTGTTAATATTATCATTTCTTGTATATCCAGTTGCCATATCTATTTACCTTATCGTCTATCGTAAGTAGCGTATTCTAATGTTGCAGCATCAAGTGAAAATGCAGGGTCCGTGCTTTCTGATACGAACTGCAAAGACACGGTGAATCCAGATCCTATTACTTGTGTTTGAAATAATTTTTTTAATTTTGTTCCATAAAGAACATCTCCATAGGTAGCCGAAGAAGAACCATAAAATCCTACAGCACCTGTTTGATTTGACAATACTATTGTGTCAGGTTGTATCAAACCTTCGTCATCAAAATCAAGTTTTAAATTAACAGAAGTTGTTACACTTCCTGTTGGGTCTGTATACAAAAATAACTTATAAAATGCTTTACGAATTCTAGGGTCTTCCATTGGAACAAATGGAGTAGAAAAGGTAGCAATAATATTTGAACCATTAAAACTGTTACCCTGTTCCATTTCATATACAAAACCATCTGTATTTGAAAATACAACTGTTTCAACCCGCCCAAAATAATTACTATCCGCAACAAAAGATTTAATGCCTCGTAATTCAGCCCACGCTATCTGCCCAGTTTGATCCCCAAGTGTTTGAGTGCCTAACACGCCTACAGCATTTTGTGTAGTAATCTCATTATTATACCCAAAAATACGATATTGAGATTTCTCTCGAATAACTACACTAGAAAAAGATGTACTAGCTTTAGTAATAGCTGTCATCTCACTCTGAATAGGCTTGGATACTACTGCAATACTAAAGTCTCCTACTTTATCTGTGGCACCTAAAAGACGTAGACCGTCAGGTCCTAGGAACATAATATCAGATCCAATCTCCTGAATGGTATCTGTGTCAATACATCCAAGATTTAAAGTAATTGGTTGTAATACAAAGTCACTTAGCGTATTACCTAATAATCTACTAATCTTTTGCTGGCTAAATATAATTAACTGTTCACGAAATACAATTAAACCAGTGATTGCATTTCCAACACTTATTACACCAGAGCCATTAGCTGGGTTAAAATCACTGTCAGTAAAAGGAGAAGTAAAAGTTAACTTGTCACCCTTAGCAAAGAACAATTGATTCTTAAACCATACAACATGTTCCGCACCCACAACATCTGCAGGAGCATCATGTAATTCTACAAATGATGTGCCGTCATATAAGAATGGTACATTGATACTATCAACACCACATACTTTTTCTGTGGTAGAAATTCTGTACTTCTCAAAACGATACTTTGTTGCAGCGTCTCTGGATGCAGATAAAAAAGTTATTGCTGCATTGTCTGCGGGGCTAGATGCTAAAGCAGGACTAATTGCTAAGGTAGCACCGCCACTAGTAACTGTTGCATCCGCAGTAACGGTATATATTAATGCTACACCTGCAATACTAAAGGTATCACCAGTCTTAGGTTTGCCAGTTAATCCGTCAACAACTAAGCTACTACCAGTTTGACCAGCACCATTCACTAATACAGTTCCATATGCGGGATTACTAATTTTTGTCCACCCGCTACCTGTACTATTATATAAACTATTATTACGTGCAGCAATTACTTTATTTGTCCAAGCAGCAACGCCTTGAATAGTACCGGTCCCAGATGTAAATGTAATAGCAGCTTTATCCACTGGGCTAGAAGCTAAACTTGTTGTTAGTGTAAGTGTTGCACGCTTAGTAGCTGAATTATATGAAACACCACCAGTACCAATCGTATACGTTCCTGCAACCCCTGCTATAGTAAATGTATCTGTTTCTACAGGCGAAAACATTAGATTGCCTATTATAAGTGTGCTGCCTGTCTGCCCACTACCATGTACTTTAGCATCGCCATATGCAGGAACGATAGAGCTATCATACTTATCAAATCCGTCAATACGTCTATAACCACCTTCAATAGAAGGTTCAAAGTTACGTAATATCCTAGCACTGCCCGGTAGCTGAATACCGTGCTGCAAAGGGGACAGATTTGTGATTAACCCACCCCTAAACTCAAACGGGTATGTAGTCCATCTATCAGCCATTAATTAACCCTAAAGCCAGCAGTGTATCTTTTATTTTGTGGAAGCATAGTAGAGCGTACATATTCGGTACGATTAACCAACATGATTCTCATATGCTTTAGATTCTGTTCAAACTTTGCTTTTGCCACTGCTGCGTCTTGGGTATTACCCCTAAACATATATGCATAGTAAGTAGCACCTTCAACAATAACATGCCTATACATTTCAGGTATCACTGACACATCGTTATACGCAGATAAGTCTGTGGTTACTTTGTAATATTCGTAAGTAAGCTGATAAGCTTCTTTAGGAGTTTGTACTAATATAAATTGTCTATTAGGAGCTTGTACAATAAACGAAGGAAGATCTCGTAAACTTGTACTGGTATTATACTCTTGATCAACAAATTTTTCTAAGTATTCTTCGTAAGATAATATTTTTAACTTAACTGTTTCATTATTAAATGCGGTGCTTCTTCTAATACGAAAAGAATCGAAATCAATTGTTTTTGCATCGGCAGGATAATTATATCTACTTGTACCTGCAACTAAAGTCTCTGTTTCTAAGTCATGATTCCAATGCCATTGAAACTCTAATTGATTAATATCTTGAATAGCAGCATT